TTGTAATCAGAAAGTTTGTTGGTAATGGTTTGATAGTTACCACCGTTCATCGCACACCATGCACGAATATCTGCACTCGTTACAGATTCTCCATAAAGATTCTGCAATGAAGTGCGGATGTAATCAGCAGAGAAAGACATGATGTAGGTTGTTCGTTTCAACTGAAGTTATTATAGGGCAGATTGAGGCAAAGTCAGAGGCAGAGTGGACAGTTCAAGAATCGGACAAATACTCTTCCAACTCCTGAACCAACTTCTTGCGGGAATGCCTTCTGTCTAGTTCAATACCAACAGTGCGACCATAGTCCTCAAGTTCCTTCTTTGACATATCATGTAATGATACATCACTTTCATAAACTTCTTCTTCGATTACTTCATCATAATTTGTAGTATCTTCATCCACAATAGGAGATTCTGCAACTACTACAGGTTCTTCTACTACAGGTTCCACTACAGGTTCTGGAGCAGGAGCAGGAGCTGCCCTTCTACCTCCAAGTAAGTCTCCAAATCTAGACATTTTTAATACCTATACTATAAAAATATTTATCAGGCAACAAGTTCAATAAACTCATTCAGAATTTTTTTGTTCATTTTCTTGGTGCGAAGACTTTTGACAAAGGCAGATTTGATTTGAGTTTTGGTAGCACCATCGTCAACATCAAACTCGGAGTCACTGGAAAGAACATTACCAGAAAGTCCAAAGTAAGAATGATAACCAGAAGTTTTAATGGAGAATGACCTTTGCTTCTTCCAATCCTTCATAACTTTATCATGAAGTTCTCCATTGTATCCACAGTAAGTTCTGATAAATGCTCCCGCATCACGAGAAGCAAGAACACGAATACCAATGAAGTTTACATCCGGGAAAGTTGTTTTGAGATCTTCCAAGAATACATCAGTCATCTTGTTCCACAGAACATCCATAGAATAAGTGTGACCGGTTTTGCGATTGCGAAGGAAGCAGTTGTGTCCAATCGAACCGGTGCCAATGAAAGGTTCGTGCTCCCAGTGACGTTGGATCTCACGATGGAACTTGGGAGGATATCCTTCACCATCAGTCAACACAACACACTGAACTTTCTGGACCTTGTTCTCCTTCTTAAACTTAGGAAGAATTTGATGCAGAGCAATCATAGTCTCATTCAGTGGTGTCCCAGAAAGACCCATGGTAGGAGGAATATGATAATGAGAATAAGTGGTGCGATCAAAATAATATGCCAGACGGAACAGATGCTTCATCTGAGTTTCCAGTTCTTTAGTACTGACTTTATGAGTCAGGAAATTCATCATAGAGAACCACTCATTGATGTAAAACACACCGTCCCTCTTTTCATATGAGAGGTCCTTTACATCCCGAGAACCATCTTCCTTGTAAGTGAACAAAGGATACTCATTGGTAAATGCATAAACATCAAAAGGAATGCCAACCTTCTTACAGAACCAAACAAGATTACACATCTGTTTGACCGTATCCAACAACACATCTCCCATCGAACCACTCCAATCCAAGATAAAGATCAGACCGTGATTCTTACCATCGGCAAGAGTTGTTACTTTTTTAAACAGGTCTTCATTGTATCGATAAGTATGTAACTTAGCTGTATCGAGCACTCCAGTCCTACTAACAGTAGCACGAGCATAAGAGTCTGCGGACTTACGGCATTCGAATTCTTTGACAAGGTAATTCACCTCCTTTTGTGCGGATTTTCTAAACTTTGCAAACTCAGCATCAACATCATCAAATGCTTGTTGGTATTCATAATCATCCCAAATCTCACGACACTCTTGGTGAATTTTGGAGTTGGGAACAATAATCTTATCAAGATCAAGTTTCGGCACTTCTACATAGACATTCTCATATCCATCAGTAGAAGCAAGATCTTTGATTGCATTTTCCAGTGCTTCTACAGTTTTGATTTCTACATCATTATGAATACCACCACAAGGTCCTTCTTCTTCTTCGATTTCAGTAGTCTCTCCAGACTCTGCCGTAGAAGACTCACCATCATCAGTGTTATCAATATCCCCTTGCTCAAGTCCTTGCTGATTCTGTGAAGGATCTGGACTACCAGACTGAGATTCCAGAGAATCCATTTCAGTTTTCGTATTAGTATTCAGTTGATTTTGGCAATAAGTATACAGTGCCTTTGCTGCCAGAAGAACATCATCAAAATCTTCACACCCCTCAATCATACGAAGGATGGGCATTTCAAGGTCTTCACCAAAAGGAACATCAATAAAGTTACCAATCTTGAAATACAGATTCACACGATCTGCAAGGTTCATCTTGGTAACATCATCACACTCAACACCAAAGAAATCTTCCTCGGCAAGAACCTGATATCCAGCATAAAACGTCTTAGGAAGACCAGGATAACGACGTTTCATCAACTTCTCAATACGAACATCCTCCACAATGTTTACGAACTGTGGAGGAATCTTCGTTTCTTTCAACCAGTTGCGGTCGGG